GTCTAGGTCCATCCAGACAAATTGACCCTTGAACTTTGCGTCGGAGAAGTTGCGCAGCCGGCTGTGTGGGTCGTAGAACATCCGATCCCACATGATCGGCAGCACTTCGATGCACGGCTCGCCGTACTTCTCGACGATGCGGACATCCGCGCCGCAGCAACCCTCGACGATGAACCCGTCGAAAGCCTCGGAACGAACCTCGTCCCATCGGCTTTGATCCATGACGAACCGCAGCGCATCCGTCGCGGCTTCGGCGCCTTGTTCTTCCTTCGGCGTGCGCGGGTAGGCTTTCGGGTCGCTGCGCTGGCCGGCTTCCATGCCAAGCAGGAAGTCCACCTTAGGGCCAATGCGGTCAATGGTGACGATGGGCTGCTTGCGCTTTTTCAGCACGGCGGCCTCGGCTTCGGTCCACTGGTTGCCGTTGCGATAGTCGCGCCAGGTTTCGGCCTCGCGCCGGTTGTCCTCGGTCGCCTGCTCCGCGGACTCATAGAAGCGCACAAGCATGGTCAGGGCTTCTTCGCCCTCCACTTGCTTCATGCTGTCTTCCATGTGTCTGCCCCTGTGTCTTTGTCGAACGCCCGCGCCCAGCGGTCAACCTTTGGCCGCTCCACCTTTACAGGTGCCGCGATGGCCGGGTGTGCTTCATCCAAGGCCCGCCCGATCAGGCTTGCCGTGTCCACGTCGTCGTCGTGCTTGCCAGCCGGAAAGCGTATGAACTCTTCGACATCCGCGCCCGGTTCAAAGTAAACGCAGCCCATCGCCGCGCGGCTCTGGAAGCCCCGCGCCCGCGTCGGCTTGTCGCTGATGCTTGGCAACCACTCAAGCCGGCCGAAGGTTTCGCGCTCTCTCATGCGCCGCCTCAGCATGGGCTCGATGGCCTTCTGGATCACGCCGGCCTCACCGAACCACGCGAACGGCTTGTGCCGCTTCATCAGGTCTATCTGCCGCTCGATCCAGACATCCGAGCTTGTCTGCCCGCGCCAGCCATCCAAGCGGTACAAGTCGCCGTTCGGCGCCACACCCCACACCCGATGCACGGTGTAGTCGCCGCCGCCATCGGTCACGGCGTAGTCGCTTGTGCCGTAGATATGCAGCTCAGGCCGTGCGCGCCATTCCTTGAACCATGCACGCTGGAAATAGGTGCCCTCTTCGCTGCTGGGCTGCTGCTGATACAGCGCATGCCACGAGCGCCGGTCGCGCTTGGCGACTTCCACCATGTCATCGGTAAACCACTCGGCCCACAGACGTTCGCCCGGTTTTCTGCCCAGCGGATCGCCCGGCAGCGCCTCCATGGCAATCTCGATCAGGTGCCAGCGGTCGCGCTCGCGCTCAAGAATCCGGCCGCCTAAGTCGTCTTCGTGCCAGCGGGTCATCACGACAATCTGCCGCGCGCCAGGCTTCAGGCGGGTCAACAGGTCGTTGGTGTACCAGTCCCACGCCTTCTCTCGGCTGCGCTCGCTGTCGGCGTCCTCGCGGCTCTTTACCGGGTCGTCGATCAACGCAAGGTCAGCGCGGCGGCCTGTGATGGAGCCTCCAACGCCAGCCGCGAAGTATTCGCCGCCCTTCGTGGTGTCCCATCGGCCGGCGCTGCTGCTGTCTTCCGCGACTCCGCTGCCGAAAACGCGGCCAAACTCGCTAGACGCAACGATGTTGCGCACACGGCGCCCAAAGCGCTCTGCAAGCTCTTGCGTATGGCTGGCCGCGATAACCGACAACTTCGGGTTGCGGCCCATGAACCAGGCGGGGAACTCCACGCTTGCATAGGTGCTCTTCGCGCTGCCCGGGGGCATGCACACCATCAAGCGCTGAATCTCTCCGCGCTCTACGGCCTCCAACTTCTCAATCAGCAGTGAGTGATGCCGCGCTGGCCGATAGCCCGCGTCTCGGTACTCAATGAACTGCGCCAGGCCCGTCTGCGCCGCCAGCCTGCGCTTTATCTCCCGCTCTAAGGTCAGCAACCTCGGCTGCAAGTTCGGCAAGGCTCATGCTCTCCACGTTCTTGCTGACATGGACGGTCTGGTCGGCCTTGCCATCCAGCCGATCCGCCAACAGGGCGATGGCCCATGGTTTGCCGTCGGCCGCAGCGTTTAGCAATGCGTCCGCCGCTTCGCGCAGCTTGTCGCCGTCTGCCTGCGCGATTGCTCGCCTTAGCGCGCCATCAAACAACTTGCTCTTGGCGCTGTGCTTATGTCCTGGCTCGAATGGCATACGAATACGCGCTAAGTGCTTGATTTCCCAGCACTTGCGGCCTTCCCCCGGCGACAGGGACAGTTGCGCCCGAAAGCAAGCCCGCCATGCAAAACGCCCCATCCCGGGGCGCTGCTCGTCTAAGCCTGCGGGGACACCGCCGCCTCCAAGATGGATGGGCGCGTCCTATGCCTATGGGCTCACACGTTCTCCGAAGCGTGCCACAGTTCGGCGGGTGCGTCAAGCGCCCCTGTTCTTCAGCATGTCCCGCGCATCAATGACCGTCTGCTTGAGCCCGTCGAGCGTCAGCCCCAGCGCCTGCGCCATCCTGCGGGGCGCCACCGGGTAGACGTAGTGCCACTGGATTGAATGCCGATGCAACTCAGGCAGGCCGATGAACACCTTTTGCACGCGCACAGCATCGCCCGTGTCCACCGGGTCGCTCACGCTGTGCCCGCTGTATTGGTCGCTGCTCCTGTAGCCCCGAAACATCGGGCTGACTGCTGCGTGACCTGATCCGCGGCACCAACGCGCCCAGTTGCGCAGCCTGGCGTCAATCGGCCACTGGCGCTCGGGGATTGCGTGGAAGTCGATCTCGTCTCGTGTCATCGCATCCCCTACAAGCTGCGCGCCAGCGCGGTCGTTATCTCGGCAGTGACTGTTTTTGCGGTCAAGGCGTTCACGGCCACCCCATCAACTTCTCGCGGATGGCACAAGCCGCCGCCTCCACGCTGACATCGCAGCCTTCCTTGATCCACACGCGCCAAGGCTCTTTGTTGCGCCTGTAGGCCAGCATCGGCTGCACTCCCTCGCGCTCGGCCTGCTCGACGGCTTGACGCCACCATGTCGGCCGGCTCAGGCTCTCGCAGCGCTTCACCTCGATGGCCCATCCCTTGACCATGAGGCAGTCGGCACCGCCGCCGCGGGTCTGCTGCAAGTTGCGGGTCAGCATCTCGCCCAGCTCAGCGCCAAGGATTGCCAGGAACTCGCGTTCACCACGGGCGCCTTTGTTGCGGCTCATGCGGCCCATCACACCGCCTCCGCCATCAGCAGCCGCTCAAGCGCCAGCGCCAGCGCGACCCGGCTGGGTGCGTGGTGCCGCTCCTGCATCACCCTGATGTCGGCCTCGACGGTGTGGCGATGCACGCCAAGGGCTGCGGCGATTTGGGCGTTGCTCATGCCTTCCAGCAGGCAGGCGGCTACTCCTGAGCGGCGGGCTTCGGTGTTCATGCTGCCCTCGCCACAAACCCCGGGCAGCGTTGCGGCAGATTCGCCAGCGCAGGCCCGACGACTGGCGCACCGATGCGGGCTTGCCGGAAGTTGCCGCACTGCCACGGGCGGAAGTGGCGGCAATCCACGCAGCGCACGCGGGGGTCTAAGGGGTCGGTCATGCGGTCCTCACGGCTTGTTTAACGCGCGCCAGCAGCTCGGCGGGCGCTTTGGTGGCCTTGTGCTCTCGCTGGCGCTGTAGCTCGGCCTCGGCCAGTGCGATGCCGGTCGGTGGTGGCGCGTCCACACGCTGCGCCGGCAACTCATCGGGCTTCAGCCACTCAGCCTCCAGCCCTTGCGAGCCACGGCGGCACCAAACGCGCAGAAACGCCTCCAGAGTCATGCCTGCCTTGCCTGCCTCGGTCACAGCCCCGTCGAGCGTGGTCTGCGTCACCGGGGCGCGCTTGGCTTTGCGTAGGTGCAGCCAGTCAGTCCAGACCTGTTCCGCAACATCGGGGGGACGCGCCAAAGGCGCAGCGCGCTTGCGCGCGGATACGCCCTCGTCTACGTCTACGTCTACGAATACGTCTAGGCGCGCATCCGCTTCGCCCTTGCTTGACACTTGCGTAGCATCTGCTGCGCATTCACTTGCAGGCGATGGGAACTTGCTTTCCTTTGCCCGCACCTGCTGGCGGAAGTCGAGCAGTTCTAGGTAACGCTCCCCGTCCTTAGCCGGGTACACCCTTACAAGGGCCGCTTCGACCAGCACGGTCAGCCACTTCCCTACGTCCGAGTCGGAAACCTTGCTCAGCTGCCGCGGGTAGCAGGCCGCCCGCAGCATTCCGTGGTCGGCGTAGTACCGACCGAAGTCATCGACGACAGACATCAGCCGTCGATAGAACACCTCTTCTGCCCAGCCCAAACGCGCAAGACGCGGGCTAGTCAGGATGCCTTCGCGGAGGATGCGGTTAGGCACTCTCTGCGCCCTCGAAGTCGAATGCTTCGGAGGTTTCGATGTCCTTGCGACCAGCCGCCGCCATCTGCACATTCTTGACGGCCTGGCGGTAGTAGCTGGGCTTCAGTTCAGCCCCCATGCCGCGCCGACCAAGCAAAACCGGGCTGTAGACCTCGGAGCCGACGCCCATAAACGGGGTAAAGACTGTTTCTCCCGGGTTGCTGAACAGTTCGACGCAACGGTCGATCACGTCGAGCTGCAGCGGGTGAACGTGCTTTTCGTCTTCGCCATCCCGCGCCTCACGGAACGGAAGCACGCGGTTCATTCGCACGTCATCCCACATGCAATCGGCGTACTGACGCCAAATCCAGTGCGACCAGCGGTTTTCGGTTTGCTTTCCCGTCCAGCCGCGGTAAGGCAGCAAGTCAGACGGCGGCACGCGCTCCCCGGCGTAGTCGAAAAGTCCTTCGGGATGGCGCACCGGCACCGGGTTCGTGCCGGCCCTGCGGAACGTCAGCAGCATGTCGCCGCTTGCCACCCCGCAGTCGATGCTATCGGCGCACAGAGAAGCATGTGCGAGGTTCTTCTGCATGGTCCGCAGGCGCACCGCAAGCGGCTCTTTCCAGATCATGCGCCGGCCGGTGTAGCGCCAGCCCTCGCGCTCGTGCAATCGGATGATGTCGCCCGGGAAATCGATAAGCGAATCGGTGCCGCTGTTGCTGCGCGGCACGTCCATGCAATGAACCGCCGTCACTCGGCCCGGCATGGTGATGCGGGCCAGCTCGCGCACCACAAAGGCATAGTGATCGAAAAAAGAATCGTAGTCGTCGCAGTTCGACAGATCGCGCTCACTGCTGCTGTAGTGATACAGCCCGCCGAACGGTGGCGAGTAGATCGAGTGGTGAACGCTGCCCGTAGGCAGAGCCTGCATGACTTCCATGCAGTCGCCGTTAAAAATGGCGAACTTGTCGGTAACGAGTTGGTCAATCACAGCCATGCGGGGATCTCCACTGTCTTCGTTGCGTTGTTTGCGCGTTCGATGCGAAGCGCGTTGTTCATCTCGGCCACCAAGCGCGAAAACATCTCGTCGGCTTGATCCGCCTTGCGCTGAAGGTTGCGCGTAATGCCACGCTCGCCCTCGGTAGTCACGATGTCCACCCGTACCGGGCGCTGTTGCCCGAAGCGCCAGCACCGCCGCACCGCTTGGTAGTACTGCTCAAAGCTGTGCGAGGGGAAGAAGACGACGTGATTGCAGTGTTGGAAGTTGAGACCCCATGCGCCGATCTTCGGCTTCGTGATCAGAATCCGAGCCTTGCCCTCGGCAAAGGCTGTAAGCCGCTCCTCCTTGGCTTCTTCCGAGTCGCTGCCGCTGACCTGCACGCCATCGGGAATCAGCTTTTCCAGCAGATCGCCTTCGTCGTTCAGGTGGCACCAGACGATTGCAGGCTGCCCCGTATGGTTGACCAGCGAGGCCACCTTTTCACAGCGCTCCTGAACCGTGCGGCGGCGTTCCTCGCGCTGTTCCTTCAGCCCGACAGCCGGCAGCGCAAACAACATGCCATCGGCCAGCGAGTTGACTTCGATCAAGTGCTCGACCTCGTGCAGCGGCGGCAGCACAAAGCGCGCGTCATCAAACCCCAGGTCTGACGGCCGCCGCGTTGCCCTGGCCCATGAACAGACCCAGCGCCAAAACGGCTGTTCGGCGTGCCCCTTCAATCGCCACTTGATGACTTCGCCGCGCATCCGGCCCTGCGCGCTGTTGTTCAAGTCGTTCTTAAAGAAGCGGTTGAGCATGTCCATGTAGCCCATGTAGCCCAACGCCTCGGAAGACGTGCCTAGCTCGATGTAATCGTTCGGCGCGGCCGTGGCCGTCTGCAGCAGCCGATACGGCACCTTCCGCATAAACGCGGTGATCTCGCCGCGGCGCTGGCCGGCAAAGCTCTTAAGGATGCTCGACTCATCGCACACCACGCCGGAGAAGTCGGCCGCGCTGAACAGGTGCAACTTTTCGTAGTTCGTCACCACGATGTGCCCGCTTGAGTTGCCGTCGCGTGAGTGCCGGCATTCAATGCCGAACTTCTCACCCTCGCGGATCGTCTGCGGCGCAACGGCAACCGGCGTCAGGTACAGAACCGGCTTGCCCGTCTTGCGCGCAACATTCGACGCCCAGGTCAGGCCCATCAAGGTCTTGCCAAGCCCGCAGTCGGCCATGTTGGCAGCGCGGCCCTTGCGGATGGCCCACTCTGCTAACGACTGCTGGAAGTCGATCAACGCATCCGGCATCCAGACAGGGGCGAACCCACTATCAGCCCCGGCTTGGCTCTTGGACAACAGGAACGCCCCGTAGTCCCCTACACTTTCACTTGTCATCGGTCAGCACTCCTAATGCTGGTTGGTGATAGAGCCCGGGACGGTTACCGCCGTCTCCGGGTTCGCTTTTTTGTGGTTCACGCCCCCACCTCCTGGCGCAGCACCGGCCCGGCCGAATACACCGCGAGCTGCCCCGGCTGCCAGTGGCGGGTGATGACGCCTTGCTCAACGGCATAGCGCAGGCTGTTGCGCACGATGCGAACATCGGAGATGCCCCACTTGGCGAGCACGTCGTGAGACGTAAGCTCCTCGTCGGGGTTGCGGCCGAAGTAGAGAACCACGCGCTCGCGCAAGGTCATCGGGCTGTCGCTCATGCGTCATCCCGCCACGAAGGGGAAAGCGCGAACTCTTCCGGCGCCGGCCCTGACTTGCCGTAAGGCTTCACACGCTTGCGGCTGTCGAGAATGCCCTCGTCTTCCAGCAGGCGCAGCAGCTTGAGCTGATCGCCATTGCGCGGCACGTCGAGAGCCGTCATCAGCTCGTCGCGCGTCATCCAGCCGTGGCGGCGGATGGTCTTCAAGATGAGGCAGATGCGGCGCGTGTGGTGGCCGGTGTAGTGCGGGGTCGTCATAGCGCGCCACCTGTGCGCAGTGTGTTTCCGCCCATCACCCGCTCGGACGATGTATCAGCGGGATGGCGGCCAGCGTGGCGCGGCTTCAGACTCCACACATGCGCTCTCACCTTGACCGGCAAAACCCAGCGGCAGCCGTAGCTGCGGCGGCGCTTTGCGACCATGCGGGCGCGACTTGCGAACCAGGGGCGCATTTACGCGGTCTCCTCTTCAAGCCAGCGCGCGGCCTCGGGGTACTTCCACAGACACGCCTGCCGTTCATACGGGGACGGCTCACGCCACGGCAGGGCCTGCTCGGTGGCGTCGTTCAGCCCCGGGAAT